ACGCCGCGCGGAGCCGGGCGGCCCGACCGAGCCGCTGCTGCCCGATGGCCTGTGGGCCACGCTCGCCGAGGAGAGCCCGGTCGGGGCCGGCGCGATGTGGGTGGCGGTCGAGGACGACTACGGCCTCGGCGCCGCGGTCGGCTGCGCGCGGCGCACCGAGGACGGGCGCGTGGAGCTCGACGCCTGGCTGCTCGGCGACTGGGACTCGGCGATCGCCGACGTGCAGCGCCTGGCCGCCGCCGGCACGGTCCGCCGGCTGCTCGTCGGCGCGTCGCTCATGGACCGCGTCCCGCCCGGCCTGCGGACGATCGCCGAGCCCCGGACCGGGACGGCGACGCGCGCCGGTCTCGCCCTGCTCAGAGACATGGCGATCGGCGGCCAGGTCGTCCACGACATCGACACCTCAGACCTCGACCGCGCGCTGGTCGACGCCATGGTGCGCGAGGCGCCGACCGGGCTGTTCCTGCTCTCCCGGGGGCCGACGCACGTCATCCGGGCCGCCGTGTGGGCGCTGGCCGGCGCGCACCGGCCGGCCGCGGTGCCCGCTGTCTATTGAACGCCGCCGTTCGGGCGCGTAGGCTCGCGGGGCGTGAGCTGGCTCACCCGCGGGCTTCGGCCACCCGGGATCCCGAACGACAACACCCCGGCAGAGGCCGCGCCGGGCACGGTCGGACCGCCCAGCGCCGTGCCCGGGGACCCGCACGGCGTCACCCTGGAGGGCGACACGTCGTTCGCCGTCCCGCCGCCCACCATCCGGCCCTCCGCCTGGTCGGGCTGGCCGGCGGACTGGAACACGCCCGGCTGGGGCGGCCAGCGGGCCGGACTGACCGACATCGCGTGGAAGTGCCTGGACCTCAACGCCAGCCTGCTGGCGACGATGCCCCCGTACCTCGTCGGCGCGGCGCCGACGCTCGACGCCGACTGGCTGCGCAACCCGGACGCGAGCATCTACACGTCGTGGGAGGAGTTCGCCAAGCAGGTCTTCTGGGACTACCAGCTCGGCGAGTGCTTCGTGCTCGCACTCACGAGGTACGCGACGGGGTGGCCCGCCCGGATGCGGGTCATCCCGCCGTGGATGGTCAACGTCGAGATGCGCGACGGCGTGCGCCGCTACAACATCGGCTCCCAGGACGTCAGCGCCGACGTCCTGCACATCCGCTATCAGTCGTCGATCGCCGACGCCCACGGCCACGGGCCGCTGGAGGCGGGCGCCGCCCGCCTGGTCGCCGCGGACGTCTTCGCCCGCTACGCGACCAGCTTCGCCGCTGCGGGCGGCGTCCCCACCAGCGTGCTCGAGCACCCCGAGGAGCTGACCGCCGAGCAGGCCGCCGCGCTGCAGGCCCAGTGGGTGGCGGCGCGCATCTCGAGCATCGGCGAGCCCGCCGTCCTGTCCGGCGGCGTCACGTGGAAGCCGACACAGGTCAACCCGAAGGACATGGCGCTCGCCGAGCTCTCGTCGCTCACCGAGAGCCGGATCGCGGTCCTCCTCGGCGTCCCGCCGTTCCTCGTCGGCCTGCCCTCGGGCGGCGACCCGATGACCTACGCGAACGTCACCCAGATCTTCGACTACCACTGGCGCGCCGGGCTGCGCCCGCAGGCCCAGACCGTCATGAGCGCCCTCAGCCAGTGGCTGCTGCCGCGCGGCACGATCGTCGAGGTCGACCGCGACGCCTACATCCAGCCCGAGCCCTACCAGCGCGCGCAGACCGCGGAGATCCTCAACCGCATCGTCGACCCGGTGAGCGGCCAGCCGGCGCTGACCGTGCAGGAGATCCGGGCGGCCGAGCGCATCGACGACATGGCGGAGGCCCGCCGATGACCGACCAGCAGCCCCACGGCGAGCTCCGGATCCGGGCCGCCACCCAGCTCGGCGTCGACTTCCCGCAACGCGTCGTCGAGCTGATCGTGATGCCCTACGACACCGAGGCGCTCGTCGACCAGCCCTATGGTCGCCTCGTGCACGAGTCGGTCGCCCCGGGCGCGTTTGACGGGGTGGAGAAGCGCCCCAACCGGGTGCGGGTCAACCGCGACCATCTCCTCCAGCGCACGGTCGGCAAGGCCCTGTCCCTGCACCCCGACCGGCCCGAGGGGCTCGTCGCCCGCATCCGCATCGCCCGCACCGACCTCGGCGACGAGACCCTGGCGCTCGCCGACGAGGGCTGTCTGGACGCCTCCGCGGCGTTCCTGCCGATGCAGGGCGGCGAGGAGTGGAACCGCACCATGGATCGGGTGCGCCTGACGAAGCTGTGGCTGGGGCATATCGCGATGACCCCGGACCCGGCGTACGAGACCGCGAACGTCCTCGCCGTGCGTGCGGCGCCGCGCGCCGCCGCCGTGGGCACCCCGAATCTGGACGCGTTGCGTGCAAGCCTGCTGGCGGATCGTTACGATTCGCTGCGTCGCTGATCTACCTCCCGTCGTAGACCTGCTTGGCGGGATCCGGGAGTTGCGGGGGACGCGGCAGACAACCGAGCTCGGGCCATTCGCCCACCGTTGTTTGTCCCCGGAAGGACCCCGCCGTGAGCCAGACAGATCAGATGCTCGCCCGCTACGTCGGCGAGATCGAGGACCGCCAGCAATTCATCGACGGTCTCGTGGAGGCCGCCCAGAACGACAAGCGCGACCTCTCCGACCAGGAGATGGAGCTCGTCACCCGCGCCCGCGACCGCATCAGCGTCTGCAACGAGCAGATGAAGCCGCTGGAGGAGTCCCGCCGGATCAGCGGCGAGAGCTCCGAGCGGGTCGCCGCGATCGCCCGGTTCATGGGCGGCGAGCAGAAGCCCAAGGAGTGGAACTACCGCTCCGCCGGCGAGTACATGATCGACCGCTGGCGGGCCGGGATCGGCCACCAGCAGGCGGGCGAGCGCCTGGAGCTCTTCAACCGGGCCGCCGCCCACCAGACGACCGGCGACAACCCGGGCCTGCTGCCCGAGCAGATCCTCGGGCCGGTCGTCAACTTCGTTGACGCCAACCGGCCGCTCATCAACGCGCTCGGCCCGAGGCAGCTTCCCTCGGGGTCCTGGTCGCGGCCGAAGGTGACGCAGCACACCGCCACGGCCGGGCAGACCGGGGAGAAGACCGAGCTCGTCAGCCAGAAGATGGTGATCGGCAAGCTGCCGGTGTCGGCCAGCACCTACGGCGGCTATGTGAACGTGTCGCGCCAGGACATCGACTGGACGCAGCCGGCGATCATGGACCTGGTCATCAACGACCTCGCCGGCCAGTACGCGCTCGACACCGAGAACCACGCCTGCACGACCCTGACGACCGGGGCGACCGCCGGCCCGACGCTCCCGACCGGGGCGCCGACCGCCGACCAGGTCGCCGCCGCCTTCTGGGGGGCCGCCGCCACCGTGATCGCTGCGACCGCCGGGCAGGGACGCCTCCTCGCCGTCGCACCGCCCGAGCTGATGGGGTCCCTCGGGCCGCTGTTCCCGCCCGTCAACCCGTCCAACGCGCAGTCCGCCGGATTCTCGACCGCGTCGCTCGCCTCCGGGCTCGCCGGCAGCATCGCCGGGATCCCGGTCTACGTGTCCGGCGGGATGGCCGCCGACACCATCCTCGTCCTGAGCACCGCCGCCGCCGAGGTCTACGAGGACCGCATCGGCTCCCTGCAGATCGCCGAGCCCTCGGTCCTCGGGGTCCAGGTCGCCTACGCCGGGTACTTCGCCGCCCTGGTCATCGAGGGCGCGGGCGTCAGCAAGATCGTGAAGACACCGTGATGGGCGAGCAGCTGGACGACCCGAACCGGCAGGCCGTCGGGCTCGCCCCGGCATGGGAGGAAGGCACCGGGGGCGGCTCCGGAGATGAGAACCCGCCGGAGCCGCCGCCGGAGCCCGACCTCGACGCGATGACCAAGGACGAGCTCATCGCCGAGGCCCAGGACCGCGGCCTGAACGTCAACGCGACGATGACCAAAGCCGAGATCAGGGCCGTCATCGACGAGGGCTGATGGCCTACGCCACCATCGACGAGCTCGCCGCGGCACTGCGGATCACGGTGAGCCCCGCGAACCAGGTGAGCCTGCAGGCTTGCCTGGACGCGGCGGCGATCGAGATCGACGACGCATTGGACCGCCTCGAGCCGATGGACCCCGCCGACCCGCTCGCCAACCGGGTGAACATCCTGCGCGGCGTCGAGTGGTTCAAGGCCAACGACGCCGCGTTCGGGGTCATCGGCGTGTCGGACACCGGCACGCTGCAGGCGCCCAGGAACACGTTCAAGCGGCACTCGATCGCGCTGCTGCCGCGCAAGCAGCAGTGGGGGGTCGGGTGAGCACTGCGGCCCTGATCGGCCTCACCGGCCTGCGGCCGGCCGCCGCCGCCGTCCTGGCCCCGGTCGACGACACCGACCCGTACGTCTTCACCGATGTCGTCGACTCGCTCACCCCGCCGGCGCTGATGCTCGGATGGGACGACCCGTGGCTCGAGGCGGGGGTCGGCGTGGCGACGATGGGGCCCTGCCTGTACACCGCCCGGCTGCAGATCACCGCTGTCGCCGGGCGCCTCGAGCCGGGCCCGGGGATCGACGAGCTCGACCGGCTCGTGTCCCTGGTCCTGGACCGCATGCGCTCAGACGCCTACCGCTGGCCGCTGGAGCGCGTCTCCGCGCCGTTGCAGCGCGACCTGAGCGGTGTGACCTATCTCGTCGCCGATGTCGTCTACGCCGTCCCCACGGCCATCTAGGAGCCTTCTGCTGTGACTCAGCCCGCCGCCGAACCCACCCCGCTGATCCTGACCAACGCGAGCCTGATGATCGACGACGTGGAGCTTGCCTGCGTCGCCTCGCACGTCGAGCTCTCGCCGGACGTGTCCGTGACGACCCTGGACACCTTCTGCGGGTCAAAGGACTACCCGGGCGTCATCAAGTGGTCGCTCGTCGCGACCCTGTACCAGTCCTTCGATCCGGCGTTCACCGAGGAGACCCTCGACGGCGTGTGGACCGCCTACAAGGCCGACGGGTCCCCCGCCTCGTTCCGGGTCTGCGGCTACCGCGACCAGCCCGTCAGCGCGACGAACCCGGAGTGGACGGGCGAGGCGATCCCGCAGCCCTGGTCGCCGATCAACGGCGACGCCGGCGACGCCTCCACCGTCGACCTCGAGTGGTCGATCGTCGGCGAGCCGACCAAGAACATCATCCCGACGCCCTGATGGCCCGGGAGGGCGTCGACGTCAAGATCCGGGGCGTCCGGCAGCTCAGTGCGGGCACCCGGGACCTGTTCCGGAACATCGACCGGGCGACCGTCAACGACGCCGTCCGCGTCTCGGCGGAGCAGACGGCGGCGACCATCCGCACGCGGGTGCCGGTCAAGTCCGGCGCCCTGCGCGCCTCGGTGCGCAACGAGATGCACGGCAAGGTCGGCTCCGTGGTCATGGGCGCCGGCCTGCCCTACGCCGGCTGGATCGAGTTCGGCACATGGGGCGGGCGGAAGGGACCGCGCCGCGGCCGGTTCGTCTACCCGACGGCGAAGCGCACCGAACGGGCGTTCGTCAAGCACTGCGAGACCGCGACCGAGAGCGAGATCAAGGGGATGCGATGGCCCACGCCGCGATGACCAACGGGACGGTTCCCGACGAGGTGACCCTGCGGGCCGCGGAGATCGCGAACCCGCGCTTCACGCCCCGCGAGCTGCGGTTGATCCGCGAGCACACCGGGGTCAGCCTGAGCAAGCTGCTGGCCGACGAGGACTCCGACGACAAGTTCGTCATCTTCGGCTGGCTGAAGCTGCGGCGGATGGGCTACCAGGTCGACTGGGACGCGATGGACGACATCGTCCTGAGCTTCGACATGGCGGACGCGGCGGTGGACCCTACGAGCGGGCGGCCGCCCACAACCTCGCCGTCTTCTGCCGGTACTGGCGCATGACGCCGCGCCAGGTCGACGAGCTCTCCGACGTCGAGCTGGCCGCGTTCTGGAAGTACCTCGAGGACGAGGCGCGCGAGAGCCAGCGCGCCGCGCGCAAGGCGCGGAGGCGATAGCCGATGGCGAACCCCGCGATCATCGTCGACTTCATCGCGAACACCGACAAGCTCGCGGCCGGGTTCCGCACGGCGGGCAGCGAGTCGGAGGGGTTCGGGTCCAAGATCAAGGGGCTCGGCAAGAAGGCGCTCGTCGCCGGCGGGGCGGCCGGCTTCGCCGCGCTCGCCGGCGCCGTCAAGATCGGCGTCGACGAGATGACGCAGGCCGCCACCGTGTCGGCCCAGACCGGGGCGGCGATCAAGAGCACCGGCGGCGTGGCGAACGTGACCGCCGGGCACGTCGACAAGCTCGCGACGTCGCTGATGAAGAAATCCGGGGTCGACGATGAGGCGATCACGTCGGGCGAGAACCTGCTGCTGACGTTCACCAACGTCCGCAATGAGGTCGGCAAGGGCAATGACGTCTTCGACCAGGCGACGACCGCGGCGCTGGACATGTCGACCGCGCTCGGGGTCGACATGAAGACGTCGGCGACGCAGCTCGGCAAGGCGCTGAACAACCCCAAGGAGGGGCTGTCGAAGCTGACGCGGTCGGGGGTGACGTTCACCGACCAGCAGAAGGACATGGTCAAGAAGCTGCAGGAGTCCGGGGACACCCTCGGGGCGCAGAAGATCATCCTCGGCGAGGTCAACAAGGAGTTCGGGGGGTCCGCGGCCGCGGCCGGCAAGACGCTGCCCGGTCAGATCAACATCCTCAAGGAGTCCTTCTCCAACCTGGCCGGCGAGCTCGTCCAGACGCTCGTGCCGGTCCTGACGACGATCACGACGTTCTTCGTCAAGAACCCGGGGATCGCGAAGGCGATGGTGATCGGGATCCTCGGCATCAGCGCCGCGATGGTCGGCCTGAACGTCGTGATGGCGATCAGCGCCGTCATCACCGCGCCGTTCACCGGGATCATCCTCGGGATCGCCGCCGCCGCCGCGGTCCTCATCGCCGGCGGCATCCTGCTCTACAAGAACTGGGACACCGTCACCGCGGCGCTGAAGTCCGCGTTCGCGACGATCAAGGGCGCGGCCGAGGACGCTTTCAACTGGGTCAAGCAGAACTGGCCGCTGCTGCTCGGGATCCTCGCCGGGCCGCTCGGGATCGCCGTCACGCTCGTCATCAAGTACTGGGGGCAGATCCAGAGCATCACGTCGACGGTGTGGGGCGCGATCAAGTCCGCGACCGCCAGTGTGTGGGGCGCCATCCAGGGCGCCGTGTCGAGCGCCGCGGGCGCCGTCGCCGGCGCGATCTCGGGGGCGTGGACCGCGGTCCGCAACGCCACCTCGACGGCGTGGGGCGCCGTCCGGTCCGTCGTCGGCGACGTCGCCGGGGACGTCAAGTCCGCCATCAGTGCCCTCGGCACTTGGATCAGCGGGTGGGCGTCGGGGACGTTCGCCGCCATCGTCAGCCGGGTCGGGTCGTTCTTCGACCGCATCGCCGACGGCGCCCGCGATGCCGTCGCCTCGGTGAAGCGCAACATGGACGCGATCGTCAACGCCGTCGAGAGCATCATCGGCCGCGTCGAGAACGCCGCCTCGAGCGTCGCGGGCGCGATCAAGCGCCCCATCAACGCCGTCCTCTCCGCCTGGAACGGCATCACCCTGACGATCCCGCGGATCAACATCCCCAAGCTGAAGATCGGCAAGAAGACGTTCGGGGGCGGCGGGTTCGGCGGCGAAAGCATCAGCTTCCCCAACGTGCCGCTGCTGGCCAAGGGCGGCGTCATCACCAGCCCCACGCTCGCGCTCATCGGCGAGGCCGGCCCGGAGGCCGTCGTCCCGCTGGACCGCATGCCCGCCCCCGACGTCCAGGTCCGCGTCTTCATCGGCGATCAGGAGCTCACGAGCCTGGTCCGCACCGAGATCACGACCGCGAACACGGGCCTGGCCCGAGCCCTCCTGGCCGGCTGATGGCCCTTACCGCCACCGTCGAGCCCGAGGTCAAGTCGGTCCGCCTGGACTACACCGCCCCGGCCCTGACGGTCACGGTCACGATCAGCCGCGCCGGCCCGTCGGGCACCCCGGCGACGGTGCGCAACTGGCAGGACGCCGCGGCTACGCCCGGGAGCGTCATCGCCCGCGACTTCGAGGCGCCGATCGGCGTGGCGCTGACCTACACCGCGCAGGCGAAGAACGCGGCCGGGACGGTCATCGACACCGCCACCACCACCGTCACCATCCCGTCGGCGGGTTGCTCGGACACCTGGCTCAACGACCTGGCCCGCGTCGCCAACTCGATGCTCGTCGCGATCGAGTCGCTGCCCGAGCTCGAGCACCCGGTGCCCGCGACGGTCCACGAGATCATCACGCGCCGCGCGCCGATCGTCTCGAGCGACATCGCGCACACCCCGAACTTCGAGCTCTCGGTCCTGACGCAGTCGCTCGACGAGCGCGACCAGGCGCGCAGCATCCTCGGCAACGGCGTGCCGGTCCTGCTGCGCACGCCGCCCGAGGACGGCATCGGCAACCTGTACTTCAGCGTCCTCGGCTTCCGCGAGCAGCGCATCGTCACGAGCGGCACGATTCCTGACCGGCGGTTCGTCGTCACCGGCCGCCAGGTCCAGCGCCCCGACCCACTGCTCTACGCGCCCATCGGCGTCGCCACCTACGCCCACGTCAAGGCGACGTTCGCCACCTACGCCGCGCTGCTCGCCGGTCGCGCCAACTACGACGCCGTGCTCTACGACTGGGCCGGCAGCGCGCCGTCGGACATCGTCCCCTGGCCCCCCGACGACGTCTGATGCGACCCGCCTCCGCCGAGTTCTTCGCCGCGCTGCGCTACAGCCACGTCATCGCCGCGTCGGTCGACCTGGTCTTCCCCGGCGCCGCCGACGCGGACGCCATCAGCGTCCCCGTCGAGTCCGGATCGGTGACGATCGACCGCACCGCCCAGAACCGCCGCTCGGGGACGGTCCAGATCCCGTGGTCGCTGCAGGCCGGCTTCGACCTCGGCGTCGACGTCCGCGACCTGCCCCTCGGCGGCTACGCGCTCGTGCGCCGCGGCCTGCGCTACGCCGACGGCAGCACCGAGCTCATGCTGCTCGGCCGCCTGCGCGTCGAGTCGGTCAACTGGGGCACCCTGGAGGCGTCGGCCGCGCTCGAGCTCGCCGACCGCATGGCGCAGGTCCGCGATGAGCCCTTCACCGCCCCGTACAGCGCGCTCGGCAAGACGCCGCACGGTGCCGCCGTCGAGATCGTGCAGGCCGTATTCGGCTCGAGCATCGCCTACCACACGCCGTTCACGCCGGCCGGGACGCTCGGCGACATCACCTGGACGGCCGGCCGCGACGAGGCGCTGTCACAGCTCGAGCAGTCCTACGGCGCCGAGACCTACTTCGACGCCAACGGCGACTTCGTCTTCGCCCAAAAACCGCAGGACACCGACCCCGTCGTGTGGACGGTCGACGCTGGACCGCACCGGCGTCTACAACGGCGTGCTCGTCAAAGGCCAGCCGCAAGCCGACCTGCCGCCGGTCAGTGCGCTCGCCACGTTCGACGACCCGGCCTCGCCGATCCGGTGGGGCGGCCCGTTCGGGCACGTCGCGATCCTCGCCGACTCGACCACCGTCACCACCGCCGAGGAGGCGCAGGCCGCCGCCGACAGTCTCCTGCGGCTGCGCCTCAAGCAGACCCGGTCGCTGGAGCTCACCGCCGCCCCGAACCCCGCCCTGGAGGCCGGCGACACGATCGAGGTCATCTTCCCCGACGGGCGCGTCGAGCAGCACCTCGTCGACGCCACGACGATCAGCCTCGCCACCGACGCGCAGTCGGTCGTGACGCGCACCCAGTTCAGCCCGGCGCAGTCCGTGCCCGCGGTCGAGACCGATCCGCTGCGCTACGCCGCCGAGGCCTGGACCGAGCAGGCGGAGCTCGCATGAGCACCCCGGCGACCCGCTCGCTGGCGGTCGTGCTCCGTGACCTCACCGCCCCGCCCGACGGCGCGCGCGTGCTCGTCGGCAACTACACCGGCGCCACGCCGAGCAGCCCGCGCTACGGCGTCGTGTCGCTCGACGGGCAGACGCTCGAGGTCCCCAAGGCGCCCGCCGAGGCCGCCGGCGCGGCGGCGTACATGCTCGCGTGGCCCGGCCGGCTGCTGCTGCTCGGATCCGGCGGCGGTACCGGCACGCCCGGCCCGCAGGGCCCGAAGGGCGACCCCGGGCCCACCGGCCCGAAGGGCGACCCGGGCGCGACGGGCTCGACGGGCGCGACGGGCGCGCCCGGAGCCACCGGCCCACAGGGACCGAAGGGCGACACGGGCGCCCAGGGCCCCGCGGGGTCCGCGCCGCCCCGGGTCACGAGCCTCCCGGCGTCGCCCGCCGACGGCCAGGAGTGCTACTACGTCGCCGACGCCGCCGCCGGCGTCCTCTGGCACCTGCGCTACAACGCCGGCTCGGGATCGGCATACAAGTGGGAGGTCCTCGGCGGCTCGTCGCTGTTCAGCGAGGTGAGCCCCGCCGGCGACGAGTCGACGGCCTCGACCACCTACACGACGCTGACGAGCCCGGGGCCGGCCGTCACCGTCCCGCTGGCCGGCGACTACGACGTCGAGATCGCGATGACCGGCTACCACGGCACCGGCACGAAGCTCACGATCATGAGCTACGCCATCGGCGCGACCGCGGCGGCCGACATCGACAGCCTGTCGTTCGCCGTCGCGACCGCGTTCGCCGACATCCATCGCGTCACCCGCAAGAAGCGCAAGACCGGCCTGCCCGCCGGCGCCGCGCTGTCGGCCCGCTACCGCACCGACGCCGGCTCCGCGAGCTGGCGCGGCGCCCGAACCATGGAAGTGCTGCCCGTCCGGGTCGGCTGAAAGGAAACCGATGCCCGCCACCCCGAACCTCGCCCTGCCCTACCCGGTCGCCTCGGACACCGCCGACGTCCCGCGGGACATCAAGGCGCTCGCCGATCGCCTCGAGCTGATGGGCGGCCTCTCGAGCAGTCTGCCCGCGTCGCCGTCACCGGGC